AACAATAGTCGCAGTCTGCATTTCTTCCTGGCTGCTTGGCCTGTGGTTGGTATCTGGTTCACTGCACTAGGTGTCAGTACCATGGCTTTTAACTTGAATGGGTTTAACTTTAACCAATCCATCCAAGACCGTGAAGGTCATGTTATCAACACGTGGGCGGACATCCTGAACCGAGCTGGTCTCGGCATGGAAGTCATGCACGAACGCAACGCCCACAATTTCCCGCTTGACCTTGCATCCGTGGAGACAACTCCCGTGGCATTGAATGCGCCCGCTATCGGTTAATGGCTAATCTAAAAGCAGTAAATCTAAAATTATTGGATCTACAACGTCAAGCTAAAACAGCAGCTATGAAAGGTGACCTTTCACTGGCACAAAAACTCGCTGCTGAGGCACGTAGGCTCCAACAACAACTCGCAAAATAGTAATTCGTACGTTCATCTATGTTTGACATTCGAGTCTGTGATGAAGGTGCTCGCGTTATCCGTGATGCACTGAGACTGTATAAAAAACAGTGGCCTGGTGGTCACCCACAAGAGCAGCAAGATATTGAGTTCTTGGAAATGCAGTTTACCAAAATGGTACTTGAATCAACCATAGACGCATGACCTCCTAAGCATGGAACGGGGCTTAGGTTTTACTAGGTACGAACTCATGTCCAACATCGTTATCCGCTACATCGCAAACGCTAAGAAGAAAGCACAAAACTATAAAGTTGATGCTCTTCGTTATCGTGGTGTAGTTTATAAGCAACTGGTTAAGTAAGCTTACAGGGAGGTGCAAGTCCTCCCGCCAGTCTTGGCGTTGGCCTTCTACGGAAGATACCCTTCGCCGTCTAGACGGTGGGAATAGACCACAAAAATTTTGATCGATCGAAAACGGCTACATATTCTTAATTACTTTATTCTATACCAATGGCTAATACCAATCAGGTAAACCTTGGTCGCGCTAATCTTACGGGCAACGCCTCTAACAACCGCGACCTTTACCTTGACCTATTTTCTGGCGAAGTCTTCAAGGGCTTCCAGTACAACTCTATCGCTCGTGACCTCGTCATGAAGCGCACCCTGCAGAACGGCAAGTCTCTGCAGTTCATCTACACGGGTCGCACCAAGGCGGATTACCATACCCCTGGCACCCCGATCCTGGGTAACTCCGACAAAGCTCCTCCGGTGGCTGAGAAGACCATCACGGTCGATGACCTGCTGGTCAGCTCCGCTTTCCTGTATGAGCTGGATGAAACCCTTGCTCACTACGAGCTGCGCGGCGAGATCTCCCGTAAGATCGGCTACGCTCTGGCTGAAACCTATGACCGTAAGATCTTCCGTAGCATCACCCGTGGTGCACGTCAGGTCTCCCCGATCACCGCTACCAACTACAAAGAGCCTGGTGGCACCCAGATCCGTCTCGGTACTGCTACCGACAGCTCTGACGCTACCAACCCTACCTCTCTGATTGCAGGCTTCTATGACGCTGCTGCTGCTCTCGACGAGAAGGGTGTCAGCTCTGACGGGCGTGTCGCGGTCATCAACCCCCGCCAATACTATGAATTGATCCAAGCTGTTGGTTCCAACGGCCTGGTGAACCGTGACGTTCAGGGTACTGCCCTGCAGTCCGGTCAGGGTATCATCGAAATCGCTGGTATCAAGATCTACAAGTCCATGAACATTCCGTTCCTGGGCAAGTTTGGCACCAACTCCAGCCTGCCTCTGGCTGGCGACTTCGTTGGCGAAACCATGCCTGCTGATGAAGCAGTGACTGGCGACAACTATGGCTCCCGTAACAACTACGGTGGTCAAGTCTTCGGCAAGTCCTGTGGTCTTATCTTCCAGAAGGAAGC